CGCCCCGGAGATACCGGAGATGGCCGTAGATACGACTCCCACGCCCGCCGAAAGCACACGGCTCGCTGTCCCGACCGTGAACATCGCGGCTCCGAACACCCCGATGCTGGCGACCGTAGCCGCAATCGAAGTGACGAGTCCCTTGTTCGCCTCCACCCACTTGGTGAACGTGTTTATCGCCGCCGTGATCCGGGCGACCATAGGCTGCAAGGTCGAGGACAACGCCTCGCCGACGGCGTTCATCGTCCCCTCGACCGCGCTCTGGAAGAGGCGGAACGAGCCGCCGATGCCGCGATCCATCGCCCGCGCCGTCTCGTCGGCCTGTCCTGACACGTCCCGGAGGCGGGCGAGGAACTTGTCGAGCTCCTCGATGTTCCCCGCGAGGGAGAGGCCGGACATCATGCCGCGCACGTCGAACACGTCCTTCATGAACGAGAGCCGCTCGGCGGTCGGCATCTTCGAGGTCGCCGCCGCCACGTCGCGCATGATCTCCGCCATCTTTCGGAGGTTGCCGTTCGCGTCGACAGCCTCGACCCCGACGTCGCGCAGGACGTTCTGCACCTTCACGTCGGCGAACTGGACGTAGGCCTTGCGGAGAGCGGTCCCCGCGAGAGACCCCTTGATGCCCATGTTCGCCATGATGCCGAGGGACGCGCAGAGCTCGGAGACGTTCTCGCCCGCCGCCGCCGCTGACGGGCCGGCCATCTTGAGTCCCTCGAAGAGATCGGTGAGGGTCTGCGCCGATCCGTTCGCGGTCGCCGTGAGGATGTCAGCGACGTGCGACATCTTCCCCGCCTCGAGCCCGAAGATGCGCAGGGAGTTGGCGGCGATGTCGGCGGACTCCGCGAGGTCTGTGCCGGTCGCCCGCGAGAGGTTGAGGACGTGCTCTATCGCCGCCGTGATCTCGGAGGGGTCGAAGCCCATCCGTCCGAGGCCGATCATCGCGTCCGCGACCTGCTGCGCCGTGAACGAGGTCTCGCGCCCGAGCCTCTGCGCCGTCTTGGTGAGGGAGTCGAACTGGTCGCCCGTCGAGGACGTGACCGCCTGGACGAGGCGCATCTTGTCGTCGAACCCCGCAAACGACTTCTCGGCGAGGGCGAACGGAAGCGACAGCGCTCCACCGAGCGCCATCATGTCCCGCCCGAGCCCCTGGCAGGCACGGCCGAAGTCCTTGAGGCGCGACTGCGCCGCGTCGAGGCTCTTCTTGAGCTTCGAGGTTTCCGCCGTGACCTCCACGTAGGCGCGTCCGGCGCGTATGTTCGCGGTTGCAGACATCCGCTACTTCTTCTCCCTGACGAAAGCCGCCTTGAGGGCGGCGAGCATTTCCTTTCCCTTGAGGATCGGCTTCGGCGGCCTCGGCGCGAACGGGTTGAAGTCCGCCGGGCTGGCCGCCTTGCCTTTCTTCGGGTCTCTCATGAGGTTCACCGCCAACGCCATCAGCGAGGCGGTCTGGCTCCACTCGAACTTGCCCCGTCCCTCCACCATCCACACGAGCTCGCGCAGGGTGAAGGGATCGGGGTTCACTCCGAGGATGCCGGCGAACTCGCAGACGAGCGCATCGACTCCTCGACGCGCCGCGCCAGCTCCGGGTCCTCCAACGCCTTCGCGAGCGACTCCGTCATCTCCCCGGCGTACTTCCTCGACAGCTCCACGGCCTTTTTGAGGAAGAGGCGTTTCGCTCCGGGGAAAAAATCGACGAGCTCGTCGAGGAACGCCGCCGTCGCCTCGTCGATGGAGTCGCCCGCGAGCGACCGGCCGAACTCCTCGTCGGTCACGCCCGCCGCCTTCGCCTCGTCCCCGACGCACACCCAGAGGATGTCCACGAGGAGGCAGGGGTCGGAGGCGATGCGGTCGACGAGGTCGGTCTTCACCTTGCCGCCGGAGTCGAGGGCGATCACGTTCACGAGGTCGATCCCGAGCTGAGCCCTGATCCGCTTCATCTGGAGGACGTTGAGCGTGACGCTCCACGTCCTCCCCGCGTTGTCCTTGAAGGTTCTCATGCGCCGTCGCCTCCGTTAGCCGCTCACCCACGCGGGGGCGCGGGAGACGAGGGTCGGCTTGCAGGTGACCGAAACCTTCAAAGCCTCCTCCAGAGGTTCCGAACGCGAGAACGACGTGACCACGAAGTCCGCGTCGAGCCCGTTCCCGTCGCCGTCCGAGACGAACAGCGACAGCGCGGAGTTGTTGAAGTACGCCTGCTGGATCGCGGTGAACCCGCTGTCCGCCGTGTCCCAGATCATCTCGAACTCGACGGACGCCTCCTTCAGCGTCGCCGCCGTGATGCGCCAGCCCTCGGCTGCGCGTGTCGTGATGTCCGCCTCGCCCGTCTCCAGGTTCAGCGTCACGTCCGTGACGTTCGACATCTCCGTGGTGGCCTTGGTTCCGGCCGTGCCGTGGAAGATCTTTGCGTCCAGTCCTAACTTGTATGCCATTGGATTTCGTGTCCTTTCATTTGACCGCGTCCTGCCACATCCGGGCGAGGCGCGGGGTTGATTCCTTGAGTGCCGGCCCCATGAGAGGCCGTTTTGGGTAGCGTTCGCGCTTGTACGCGCCGCCGAATTCGTGCGCCGCCATCGAGGTGCCGACGAATCTCTCCGACGGCCCGATGACGACGCTCGCCTGGCGTCTCTCGACGCCGAAGAGTATGCCGCGCTTGAGCGCGCCCGTGCGGCTGTGGGGCGGCGTCCCCGCAGGGGACGGCCTCTCGCCCGGACGCACCTTGCGGCGGGCCACCGTGCGCACGTACGCGCCCATCCTGCGGAGGATCTCCACGGATGCCCTGGCGACCCTCGCGACGAGGCCGTCCGCGTCGAACTCGATCTCACTCCTCATTGCGGTGTACCGAGAGGAAGGTGAGCTCGACAACGCCCGTGAACTGCCTGCGCTCGCGCAGGTGCTCGGGGGAGTAGAGCGGATTGCACTCCGCCTTGACGCAGCGGACGCGGGCGACCCACTTGTGCAGGAACCGCCGTCCGAGGGCGACCACCTCGCGGATCAGCGCGGGGACGTCGTCCTCCGTGCATTTCTTGAGGATGCCGACCTGCACCTTGAGGCGGTCTTCGAGGTAGTCGCGGGCGTTCGGCTTCGTCTCGATCCCTGCGGGGACCACGACGATGCGCTTCTCCTTGATGCCCTTGAGGTCGAACTCCGGCGCGAACATGACATCCGCGCCGTCGCCGATCTCGGCGGCGACTCCCTCCGCAAGCTCGATGATGTCAGCCATGCGCGTACCTCACGAGCTCGAAGATGAGAGTGCCGACGGCGGACAGCAGCGAGATGATCGCCGCGCCCATCGCCGCGTGGAGCGTCTTCTGGAGTCCCGTCGCCGTGGCGCAGGGCGGCGTGTGGTGCGCCCCGTCGGCGAAGTGCATCTTCACCATGCCTTTCAGCTCGGCGATGTCCATCCTCGCCCGCGTGACGCTTTCCCACAGCTCGGGGAAGCCCGGAGGCATCCCTGCGCCGTGCGCCTTTTCGGTTTCCGCGCTCATGCTTCGTCTCCCGTGTACTTCGTATGCACCCTTATCGCCTTTCGGTAGGGGTCGCTCCATCTCCAGACCGGCTCGTTGTACGGGGCGAGGACTTCGTAGACCCCGCCGTCGAACACGACCTCGTCACCGGCCTGCGGCTCGAGGTCGAGCTGCCCGGCGGGGATGATGAAGTCCCTCGTCTCCGTCCGCACCCACGCGCCGTACTCGGTCATGGAGCGGAACACAGTCCGCCCCACGACGGCCTTGACGCTCCGCGTCTCCGCGCCGCGACGGTAGGCCGCGTCGGAGACGAGGAAGTCGAGCTGCGCCGAGCGCAGCGCGTCGATGCCGGTTCGGATCATCAGCCGAGTCCCTGGCAGAGCCTGACGAGGACGAACTTGTCCGTCGCGCCCGTGAGTCCGACGGCGTGACCGATCTTGACGGAGCCGGAAGCCCCCGCCGCGACGGCCTGGCCGGTCGAGGCGTTCCACCCGACCTCCATGCCCGCCGCGAAAGCGATGCCTTCCGCCTTGGCGATCTCGTACACGCCCACTACCGCGAGCGCTCCGAGCTCCCCCGCCTTGATGTCGAGCTTCGCCACCCCGACGAGCTTGCCGGAGAGGATCACGACGTCTCCCGCCGCGACGTCCTCCATCGGCGTGTAGTCGATTGAGTCGCCGCGCTGAACATAACGTGCCTTCATTTCGATGAACCTTTCTGTGTGTCTGTTGGGTTGAAGAGGTGGCGGGCGGGCGGGGAAGGAAAAACAAGCAAAAAGAACCCCGCCCGCGCCGCCGTTAGATTACGCCGCGGAACCGGTCGCCTTGACCATGCCGCGATGATCCTGCTCGCGGATTCCGATGTCGAAGTAGACGCGGAACCACACGCCGAGGACGTTGAAGTCGAGGTCGCCGCGCTCCACCGTCGGAGTGCGCTTGCCCTTGAGGTAGCCGATCTCGAACGTGTCCACCGTGCCGGGCTTCCCGAAGAGGTACCAGGACGCCTCCGAGAAGTTCGGGTAGTTCTTGTTGCCGAGGTACGGCGACGAGACGATGGCGAGGTTCTCGTCCGCGAGGACGTTGATCGCCGGGCGGATCGTGTTCTCCGCGCCGCCGCTCATCATCAGCGTCGCGCCACGGGTGAGCTCGATGGCGAGGTGCTTCAAGGCGGTCGGGACGAGCAGGATCGAGGGCTCCACCGAGATCGGCTGGCCGTCCGCGTCCGTCTGGTCGATGAAGATCTGGATCGCCTTCTTGAGCGAGTCCGCCGACAGCGCGGAGTTCGCGCCCGACAGGAGGTTCTTGTGGTCGCGCCCGAAGAGGGGCTTGCCGTCCACGCACGTCGGGTTCGACATGAGACGCTTGAAGAAGAGCTGGTCGACGAGACGCGCCGCACGGTTGCCCATCGCGGTCGGCACCTTGAGGAACGCGCCGAGATCGTCGTTGATGATCATCTTGCGCGTGAGGCAGAACTTCTTGGCGTAGGTGTCGAGCTGGTTCTTCGCGGCCTCCTCGGTGAGGGCGGAGTCCTTGATCTCGCCGTCCGCGCCGACGGGCTGGAGGTCGCCGACGTCCGTGAGGCGGAAACGCTGGTTCTCCTTGAAGTCCGTGAGGTCGCCGGTCGTGCAGAGGCGCGTGGCGATGATCGGCTGGGCGTTGTACGCCTGGAGGAGCTTCTTGTTCGCCACGTTCGAGAGGATGCCGGGCAGCGACACCGTCGAGAACGCCGCCTTGATCGCGTCGTTGTCGAACGAGCGCGGGACGCTCATCCCCTCGATCCTCATGCACTCGCCGAGAACGACGCGCAGGGGCATATCCATGTCCTTCATCGCGGCCTCGACCGTCTCCTCGCCCATCGACTTGACGAGCGTGTCGCCGTCGATCCCGGCGCGGAGCGAAAGCGCGGCTTCAAGGTGCTTCGCGGTCATAGCGTTCTCCTTCTTGATCGTGATGTTCACGTCCGTCTTGGGCTGCTTCTCGCGGTAGG